TAACTTTTTCCACCAGTAAAAAGCACATCTGCAACAAGAGCATTAGTAACTTCTGTACCTAAACCTAAACCACTTAAAAAACTTGTTCCAAGTAAACCTCCTCCGCCAGCAGTAGTAGCAGCACCAGCAGCACCAGCACCTCCTCCAGCAGCCAGTAAACCCAAAGCAACACACATTTAGACAATCCTCACAAACTCATAGAACGGTTTTTTTAGGTGGCCGTATTCAGGGTGAAACTTAATAAACGTAAACCCTAAAGCCTTTAACCATTTGATAGCAGAAGTATTCTCCGCATATACATAATTATATAAGACGTTATAAGATTTCAATAGACTGTCTACCCATTCCCTTCCTTTTTTAATTAGGTCAACCCTATAACTTCTTTTACTTGTTAGTTCATCTGTACCAACCATCCATATAGTTCCATCGCTACAGACACCACATAAACCTATTGGTTGATCTTCATCACCAGCAATAGCTAAATTCTTTTCTGTATATAAATAAGTAAGCCTTAATGCTTCTTCTGGTTGTTGACCTGTTTGATACCAAGCTTCTATTTTATCTAAAATTCTTAAATGGTTACAGACATAAGTAAGGTCAGATAAATTAGATTTTCTTAGATATGCCATTAAATTCTTCTAGATCTTGAATGGTACATTGCTTCATATTCTGCACTAAGAAATTGTGCTGGTAAAAAAGAAGTACTAAAAATATCAATATAAGTCATATCTGCTTTAGACATAACAGGAAATTTAAAAACTCCTTTTTGTGTTCTTAGTCTATTTAAAGGTTGAGAGTCAGCACCTGTAGAACCTCTTGAAAAATTTACACCTAAAAGGTTTGGAGTGAATTTATAATTACTAAACCCACCATTAGAAGACTTAACAAATGTTTCAAATGATGCAGTTCTTTCATACTTTAAATAAAAATTAAGTAGTTGAAATCTACCTCCTAAAATTGGAGCATTAGTTTTTTCATCTATTAATTTCTGTGAAGGAAAGACATATACAGAACCAAATGTATAACCCATAATTACTTTTGAATTTCTATAGTCACCTGTTGCTGTTACTACTGAAGTAGTTCCTCTATCGTCATAAGCAATAGTAGAAGTTGGAATTGTTTCACCTGTTTGTAGTGTTTTTGTATTACCTTTACTATCCACATAAGTACTTGTTTCTGCTGTGCCACCATATGATCCACCATCTAAAAATCTTCCAACAATTGTAGGTGTTCCATATAACTTATAAGGAAAAGTAAAAGTACTAAGTTTAGTATTACTGTCATAAGTAATAGAAACACCTGTAGTTGCTTCTGTTACTTTAAAATCTAAATGGAATTCACACCCAAGTTCATCAATATAAGTTGAAGCATAAGGCTCTATATATTTAGATTCAAATGGTATTTTTAATAAAACTGTTTCAGTAGCACTTTCTACAACAAGAAATAAATCAGACCCAATAAAATCTATATTAAGAATTTTATAGCTTGAATATAAATGCAGCTCAAACCAAGAATTTAAAACCTTGTTAAAGTTTTCACCATATAGCCAACGATTTATAAAAACATTCCGTTGATCTTGACTATTAGTGTCATTAAAAACTTTTCCACTAAATGCACCTTGTCTATTAGGTAATAATGCAAGAACATTTTCACTGCTAGATGTAGTCATTTTAAAAACACTACCAGGTATATATTTAGGCACATGTATTGTTATGTCACTTGCATCTTTTACTTCAACTCCTGGCTGTTTTATATATTCTCTTATTCCTGAAAATTCACCTTTCTGTGTTAAAAAATAAACGCTATTACCCGAACTAACAGGATTAGCTTTTGTATTACTATCAAACTCTGTAGCTACAACTATATATGCTGTCTTAGGTGTCAATGTGTCATCAGATGCTTTTAATATAAACTGTGCTTTTTCTGAGAAAAGTATTAACTCTTCTCCCATTGTAATTGCATGTTTTAATATAGAAATTTGTGTATGAGAAGCTGCTATATCAATAGGATCACTATCTAAAACTGTAGTTACTGTTTCAGGAAAGAAGTTAAAGAAGTCTGATACTCTTGAAAGAATTACATCATCATCAGCAAGAAAACCTATTCTATTTCTAAAGAAGAAAATGTTATTTAATTTCTGACCTACAAAAGAAGGATTAGGTGCAGTATCTAAATCACCAACAGTTCTATCACTCCATTTAGGTAAAGTTTCAGTATTTGCTTCTCCAAAAATAACATTTTGATTTACACTAAAATTTCCATCACTTACTGTGTAATTAAAGGTATTTGCATCAGTAACTGTAACGGCAGTAGTACCACTAGTAGCATTACCAGAAGTAAATTTTAAATCTAAAGTATCTCCTGTTGAAAAACCATGATTAGTAGAAGTAACAGTTACAACAAAGTTTGCTTGTGTATATGTACCTGTTTTAGTGTAAAGAGCATATGTACCTCCATCTGCTTGTGCAAAAATAAAACGACCATCTGCTTTTCTTATCAAAACATGAGGCATTGTTGAATAATTATATTTAAATTGTATCCCTGGTTTTAATGTTTCTTCCCACTGCCCTTGCTCAAAACTACCACCATTATTTGTTACAAATTTAACATAATGATTATCAAATTTTGTACTATCATTTCCTTTAACTTCGACAACATAATTATTAGGAGCAACAATAGGAAGATCAGTAAAGTTTTGAATAGAGCTTTTAACTAATGTTATTTGTGAATTGCCTTGAGTGTCATTTGAATCAATAGTAAATTCAGTATTGTCACTTTTTCTAATATATAAAACAGGTCCAATATGATCAATTAAAAAACCTGATAAAGCACTACCAGTAGTAGGACTTTCACCACTTAATCCTAATAATTTATTTCTTATCTTTGTACATATTAATGTTGTACTTAATGGATTATCACTACTAGTATCATGTGTGGCTGTTGTGCTATTTACCGTTACTGTATAACTAGTTTTGTCTGAAACTTGATTAAAAAAGACTAATGCTCCATTATCTGTACCAGGGCTTACGTCAGCAGCCATTGCTACTGTTTTATTAACATTAAGAACAAAAGTATAGTCAGCAATACTAACAGTTTTTATTTCTTCTCTTTCTATATTTGTGTCTAAATAACTTGTACCATCAGGAATCTCACACCCAATAGATGCTCCAGTTTTAGCGTTAAAGATAGCTAAGGTTTGATCACCAAAAACAGATATATAACTTTCAGTTTCATCTCTATTAATCGTTTGTATATGTACATTACCCATTGTTGAAGATTGTAATGTCGCTACATATTGTGCTCCTGATCTTTTCTTTAATCCTTCTGTAGGACTGCTAACAAAATTAGATTGAAGCCAAGCATGGTCTGCTTGTTTTTGTGTGTCAGAAGCTTGTGATACCCCTCTTAAAAGAGTAGGTATAGATTGAGTAATAAGGCCCATGATTAACGAATTAAAGCACTAGCAGGTGAGTATGTATTAAAGACAGTAGTAGATGCTGGATCACCTCTTAAAATATTATGATCTGCATTTGAATAATCTGTTTCCATTAATATTGATCTTGCTCTTATTTCATCCTGTTGTGTAAAAGTTCTTAATCCATCGTCACCTACCATACGATCAATAAAAATTCTTGCAGCTTTGATCATTACATAACGTCTAGCAGGTTCAGGTATTTCATCAAAAGTTCTGAAATAAACAACAGTACAAATTAAATCTTCATCAAATTCATATGTATGTTTTTTACGGTCATATAGTTTTAAACCAATTTGAACAGCATCAACTGAAGCGTGATCATGAAGATTAGGGTCAACTCTTAACGTATTACTAGCTAAAGCAATTTGATTAGAAGCATCTCTCGTTAAGGTTAAATCTATTTCTGTGTTGAAGTGCCATCCTTCTGATTGAACGTCTTTATTAATCTCTTTCAAAATTGTTTGTGCCATCTTTGCATCAATACCCAAGCTACCAACCAAGGTGTTAGTAGGAGATTCACCTATGCTTGAAAGCATGGTGTTTACTGCTTCTAGCTCTGTTGTTGCTGTCATGTTGGTTTACCTCTTTTTAGCAGTTTTAGCAGCGTTTTTAAAGTTCTTAGCAGAAGGTGCTCCTTTTGTTCCTGGCTTTCTCATTTTCTCACCAGAACCAGCAGCAATTCTTTTTCTTTTAGCATGGATGTTTGCATATAAACCTTTCTTCTTAGAAGGCTTCTTCAGTTTTAATGAATCGTACTGATTAGTTTTGTTAGGCATGGTTAGCATTTCCAACGTTTAAGGGCTAAAGCTTTTCTTGTTAGTTTTCCATTTGGCTTTTTCATTGGCCCTGGAATACCTAACATCCGAGCACAGAAAGATTTTTTACGTGGACCTCCTTCTGGTTGTGGTGCTTTTAAATTAGAACCTGTGGCTTTGTTGTATTTACGACGACCTTTAGCAGTAAGGCCACCCTTTCTACTTTTCTCACCACGGCCTAAAGATAGGCTGACACTTTTTGTCATTTATCTTTTAAAAGAAAAGAGGAGAGTACCAACCCATCCCAGATTGATACTCTCCATATGCATTTAAGATGCAGACAACTTAATTGTAGCTGCTGCTTCTGGTCTTAGGATTCCATGACCCAAAGCGTATTTCGCCACCATAAGCGTTCCTTGGTACATAATCCCATAATCACTTCCACTGATTTCAGTAGTCATGTCCATGAGTTTCACTGTACCAACTGCTGACTTATGGAAGACTAAACCAATAGTCTTACTGTCGTCACCGGCATAGGTGTTATTAGATCCACCTAATTCATTAGCATCAGCTCCACCTGGAGGTTTGTTCTCCTGTGAAATGTTGTTGCTCATGATCACAGGCATACCTGCAATCTGTTGAACACGTCCTGACGCAAATGAACCATTACCACCTGGGTTGAAATCAGTATCGATAGTACGAGTAGCTGACTCAGGTAATTTGTAATATTCCGCTGGAGGAAGTACAACAAATCTGTCTGTAGGAGGAATGTCTCGCTCGTCAAATGTTTGAGCGATATCATAGATAGCTGCTGCTAACTCATCACCAGTAACATCTGAAGATGCAGTATTACCGTTAGCAAGAGTTAGAACAGTACCACCACTACCACCAGAGATAGTTGCTGAAGCTCTTGAAGCATTAGCAATTACCTTGGCAACGTTCTGGTCATACCTTCTAGCAAGAGCCTTTCCTAACTCTTGAGCATAGGTAGCTCTTACGTCGTAATGGTTCTTAAGCTCATCTAAATCTGTGATGAAAGCTTGAGAAATTAGTAGATCATCAATAGAGATAATCTTTTCGTTTGCCTTGATTTGGTTAGCACCAACTAGCGGGGTTCCCACTGTGTGATAGGCAGCTGTTGCTGTACCTAAAACTGGAAATTGGGCTGATTTACCTGAAGTGATAGTCCTAACAGTTTGCATTCTCTCGTTGAACACATTGTTCTCAGAGAAAGATGTCAGAACCTCGCCACTAAAAACCTTTAAGAAAAGGGCGTCGTAGCCAGTACCACTATTGTTAACCAGACCAAGGCGTGAAACTGTGGCGTTAGCCATAATTTGTTCCTTGTGTTAATTAATAATTGATTAGCACTTCAACTGCCTTTCCTTTCTCAAGGTGTTATCCCTCGCAAGGGGCAACTTAATATTGAGAAAAACTTAGAAGTAATTGAATAATAACAGTTATTTAGATTTGCCAACACCACTGGCTTTCATAAGCTTGATGATATTTAAAGCAAATTGAATTAGACCATTACTCTTTAGTTTGGATAAACCTACTATTTCAGAGCAAATAAAAAGCAGCCCCCATAACAGAGACTGCAAAGAAGGATCACCAAAATCCATATATTCTCCTTTTATTTAAAAACTGAATTGTCAACTCTATTTTTGTTTTGTCGTGTTTTATTCCAAGCATTTACCTGTGCTGCTGTAACACCTGATGGCAAATAAGATTCATCACCACCTGAACTTAAATAAGCTTGAGCTTTCATTAGTTGTGCTCTACCAGTAGGAGACCACGGACCTTCTTTTTTTTTCTTTTTAAATCTTGAAAGTAAACCAGGCATAATTGTTACCTCTTAGTAGAAAAGACATCGCTATCAGCCATACGAGCATAGACGTTCTCTGTATAAGTCACATCCTTTCCATATCTAGGATCTTTCATAGCAGCTTGTACTTCAGCAGAAGATCTAAATGGTGTTGCACCACTTTGACCAGACTTACCACTTACCAAATCAGGTTCAGTTCCCATAGCATTTTTGTATTGTGAATAAAGACCTTGTACTCCCCACTTTATAGCGGAAGTATTTCCTTGTTCTAATAAAGAATTGAAATCATTTAAGTCTGACTCTGGTAAATTCTGAGTAGCCCAAGATTGAAGCTTGGTATATTCAGCATCACCACCAATAGAATCTTTAATTGATTCAATTTGTTGACCAGCTATAGCAGCAGCTCCTTCAGCATTACCTCTTAGTCCATTGAGATAAGTGTCAACAATAGTTTTAGAAAAACCTGCTTCTCCTAATTTGGAATAGTCATCTTCTGATATCTCACTAGTTTCTTGGAAACGTTTAGAAATATCTTGGACATCAATTCCAACTTCTTCTAATACTTCAGCTAAACCTTCACCATAAAATTCCTTAGCATCAAATTCTGATTCTTCTTCAGTTGTTTCTTCTGTTGAAGCTTCAGTTTCTGATTCAGTAGTTTCTTCTTTTTGACCTAGCTTTCCTTCTAGTTCTTTATAAGAAGCAGCAAGATCTTCTACTGATTTAAACTTACCAAGAATAAGACCATCATCATCAGTCTCATTTTTAGCAAGAGTTTCTAAATCCTCTCTAGACATAGGAGGAGTTTCCTGTGTAGCTACTTGTGATTCAGCCATAAATTAACCTTTAGAAGTTGAGATTGTGTTTCCTTTCCTAGTCTTGTATTCGACTTTTTGTGATGTATCAGTATTAGGTTCAGGAGAAAGTCTACTGACTACAGCATTAGCTGAAGTATCTTCTACTGCTTTTGGTGTCTCTACCTTTGGTGCTTGTACTTTAGGCTTTTCAACCTTTGGTGTTTCAGACGGCTTCTGGGTTGGCATCGGTTTGCTCCGTTAGTTGTTGTGCTTGGGCATTGTTTTTAGGATCTAATAAAGGAGACCCTAAAGCAGCTGGCCCAAGATGTTGGATCAGCTGTTGTTGTTGTTGAGCTTGTAGCTCTTGTGCAATTTGTTCCTGGGACTTAACTAAGTTAGCTGTATCTATACCAGTTGCATTAGCTAAACGTTTAATGGCTTCATCGACATTTACATATTGTCTCATAACATCTGGTCCTAAAGCCTGAGAAATAGTACCAATAAATTCTACTAACCTAGCTCTATCATTACCTCTACCAAGACCTTGAAGACCAGTGACTATCTTAGGTTTAACTATCTTTTCTGGAAGCTTAGGAGCCTTACCACTACGAGTAAGCATATGCATTCTTCTTCTTAAATATGGCAGCTGAAACTCTTGAGTCAGTATTGAATATATTCCTCCCAAACTATTTTCTAATTCATTTGCCATTATAGAAACTTCTGCTGCTGTTACTCTTTCTGCATCTCTTTGTACTGACCTAGCCATTAAGAAAGCATATTCAAGACGACTTTCTATACGTTGAATAGCAGAGAAACTAACTTGGAAGTCAGCACCTTTGTTTACTTGCAGAACAGAAACATCATTAGCAGATCCTTCACGTATTGCACCATTAGGAGCCTTGGCTAAGGTTGCAGCTCTAGTAACACCATTAGGATTAACAAGGAATAATGTCTTAGCACTAGCAGCAGCA